GAAAGTGCTTGTGTGAAATTACTACTTTCTACTTCTTGAAAAATCGTGTCTTTATTGACGTATGTTCTGGGTAGATAATAGATATCTTGACCATAGAGTTCGATACTCTCGATGATTAGATTTCCCATAAACATTTGTTCCTGGGAAGAACCATTTAGATTTAGTCGGCAACTACTAGTGTAGTCCGACTGAATACAATTTTCTGGGGGATCGTTTCTATAAGTCATATCAACCGATTAAATCCATTGGTGGGAGTTCGTATGTGCTACGAATATTTTCTTCTAGGTCTTTCTTAAACTGACTACCATCTTCAAGAATCTGGCGACCATTCAGAGTCACACCACCAAGCATTTGAATGCCATCATACTTACTGAGGTTACGACCCCATTGCTGTTGGAATAATGCTTCTACATAATCCTTCAACCAGGAATCGTTATACATTGCAGTGTAAGTATCTGGGTCTTGACGCATCAATACTTCTACCACAATTTGATTGCCTGCTTGTAAATTTGCCCAATCAAAATCTAGATATAGTCTTCCTTGATATTCATTAAATCTAACCCTACGATTTTTATCCGAGTTAGTCACAAAATCCAGAGTCTCCAGATATTGTGAAGTCATAAAGTAATGTAGGATATGTCCATGCGTCATTGCATAGATATCATTCAAGAAAATCTGATACTTAATATTAAAAATATTACCAGGAGTTACACTAGAAGCACCAATCTGACTATAGACATGATTGACTGCCAAGACTCCAGGGGGAAGTGATACATATTCATTTCCTTCTGTCCAATCAGTAGAACCTAAAGCACTACCAGTTTTAGCCGCAGTTTTAATGGCATCGGTTACTTCAATTTTGATGAATGCTTTGTAACTGCCGTTATATGCAAACTCTTGAAAGTAATCAATTGCTTCTTCAATTAGGTCATCCAATTGCTCATCGCATACGTTAATATCGATGGCAGGAAAACCTAATCTACGAAGAGCATAGTTTTTTAGTTCTGTTTTAGTAGCGGGTCTAGTAGCGGACATTTGTTAATTAACTCCAGGTAGAAATTGCTGCTCTCTTCCAGGTGTCAGTAGCAACACAGATGTAGATATAATCAGCATCGTAACGAATATCACCTGCAGTTCCAGTTGCAGTAGCACTGGCGGGTGCAGCACCCTCTAATGTAACTTCACCAGAAACATTACCATCAACATTACCTGTGACATCACCTGTGACATTACCTGTTACATCACCTGTGACATCACCAGTAAGAGTGCCACCGTCGAGTCCAGCAGCAACAATTCTTGCATCAGCACGAGCGTTGGTGTAGTAAAGGTTAGTAGAACCTTCACTCAATGCATCAGTGTCAGCAGCAGCAATTCTTGCATCTGCCCTAGCGTCTGTGTAATAGAGGTTCGTTCCCTCAGAAAGATCTGTTGTAGATGCAGCAGCGATACGTGCATCAGCGCGAGCATCTGTATAGTAAAGATTGGATCCTTCAGTCAGATCACCAGTATCATGGTTGCTGATGTCAGAAGTTTGTCCTGTAACATTACCAGTTACGTTACCAACAACGTCACCCGTTACGCCACCAACCAGATCAGCAGTGATCTCGTTTGCAGCAAAGTCACCAGATGCATCACGAAGGACAAGGTTATTGGATGCGTTGGTGCTCGTAGAAGCGACGTTAACGGTGATATCGCCAGATACCCCGTCTGCGTTGGTAATAGTGATACCAGAGGACGCTGTGGCGGTCACAGAGCGTTGTGCGTAGGTGTTAGCAGCAGTTCTTGCTACTAGACCAGTGCCTGCCATAGCGGCGAGTGCAGTGATGTCTGCATCATTGTAAGTAGTGCTAATAGTAACATCAGCAGATCCGTTAAAGGATACACTACCATCAACTACACCATCAACAGTGATTGTCCTTGCAGTCCTCAGTGCATCTGCTGATGTAGCATTACCTTGAATACCAGCAGCAGCACCTACACCAGAAGCAACTGTGATGATATTTGCAGCAAAGTCTCCACTGCCGTCACGAGCAACAACAGTAGTTGCAGTTGCCGCAGAAGCAGTTGTCATGCTGTCCAGAAGGTCAGCATTGAGGTTGTTAATCTTAGTCGTGTTAGGAATGACCAGAGCAGCACCAGAAGCAACCTGAGAGATGATTTGACCATCTACAGTCAGAGTGCCGTCAATGTTAGCGTTAGCATCAACATCGAGTGCAGTGCCAGCACCAGTAATATTCAAACTACCAGCACGGAGAGCACCATCAGTGCCTGAAAGGACTTCTGATGAGTTAGTTGCGTCTACTACGAATGCGAATTGGTTGGCGGATCTATCGTATCCGAAGAAGCCAACTTTCGCAGAGCTGTCGTAATAACGGAACTCAACACCACGATCCTTACCATCGTTAGACGCTGGTGCTGTGTCACCACCCACAGTAATAATAGGGTCATCGAGAGTTGTGACCGTAGAATTGACAGTAGTTGTTGTTCCATTAACAGTAAGATTTCCAGTAACAGTAAGGTTAGACTCGGCAGTTACGTCACCGCCAACATCCAGGGTGCCACGAATATCAGTATTACCATTGTCGGTATCAACCGTCAACTTGTTAGCAGCAGATGCATTTTGAATTGCAAATGTCTTATTGTCTGCAGTAATCGTAACATCGTCATGTGTTACTAGAGCACCAGAGATGTCTGCACTATTGTTAAGATCAAGAGTGCCAGTCAATTCAGTGTTACCGTAAACTCTTGCGGCACCGCCAACAGCAAGATTTCTAGCAATACCAGCACCACCAGACAATCGGAATGCACCGTCTGCACCGTAAGTGCCAGTCAGAGTTTGCTCGGTATTTCTAGTAAAGGTTACAACATCAGATACACCCAAGGTGTCATTAACCTGAGTTGCATCACCAACAGTCAGTGTACCAATGATGTTTGTGTTGCCATTGTCTGCATCAACACCAAACTTCTCAACAGCAGATCCGTTTCTGACAGAGAAGACTTCATTAGCAGCATCAACAATCAGTGAATCATTGATAGTTGTTTGACCTTGGACAACCAGTGTGCCGTCAGTTGCAATGTTACCTGAAGAAGAGGCAACGGTCATCTTATCTGTGCTACCACTTCTAACAGCGAAGTTAGCATCAACATCAACAGTATTATTAAACTCGGTTGTGCCAGTAACTGTTAGTTGAGCACCAAGTGTGACATTGTTATCAACATTGAGAGTTGAGTTTAACTCAGTATGACCATCAACAGTCAGTGTGCCTTCAATATTTGTATCGCCTGAGGTAGCAGCAACAAAGAATTTATCAGTGGTGCCCGATCTAACAGCAAAGTCACCGTCTTGATCAAGAGTGCCATTGAAGTTTACATTATCATTAACAGTTAGTGTGCCTTCGATTGTTGTATTACCAGATGCACCAAGAACAGAGAACTTCTCAGTATCTCCAGAGTATCTCTTACCAACAAACAGACCTTCACCAGATCCTGTGCCACCAACGTGCAGAGTTCTTTCAATACCAGCACCACCATGTGCTCTGATGGTTGTAGTATTGTGAGATGCATAGGAAGGAGTTGCCTGATAGGAGTCACCGAAACGACCTCTATATCTGACACGCAACCAGTTCAGTCTCGATTCTGCCTCTGTCGCACTATCTTTAACTTCAATAGCACCGTTAACGTGTAGGGTGCCATCAATCAGTGCATCACCAGCAGCATACACACCACCGTCAACACGAAGAGCACCATAGTCATTATTTTGAATCTCCCATACACCAGTTGTACCATTCTTAGCAATATCAATATCGTTGGTGCTCTCCATGTGGAAGTCACCAGCCAACGTCATGTTGGCGTTAGCATCAATATCGTTAGAGAATGTTGCAACATCTGTGACACCTAATGTGCCAGCAATAGTTGTGTTGCCTGAGGCAGCAACAACATTAAACTTATCGGTATTGACATTGAAGTTTCCAGTTACATCCAGAATACCAGCAAGAGATCCGTTACCAGTTGTAGATTGGAATTCAATCTTGGTTGTGCCACTACCATTATTCAGTTGTAAAGTCTTAGAAGCACCTTGTAGAACGATATTATCGTCAAAGCGAGAAGTACTATTAGCACGGAAAGTACCATCAACATCTAGCAATCCACCGATATTTACATCTTGTGTGATACCAGCACCACCAGCAACTACCAAGTCGCCAGTTGTATTAGTAGTTGAGTTAGTGCCTGTTGTAAGTTTTACGTTACCTGCAATGATACCAGAATCTGTGCCACTAAAGACTTCAGTAGTATTTGTAGCAGCATGAAGGAAACGATATCCACCACTATGACCACCCAAATCGGTGTAGTTAGTATCCCAACCATAGAAACCTAAACGTGCTTCGGTATCATAATATCTAAACTCAATACCACGATCTAAATTGTCATCGGTTGCAGGTGCAGTATCACCACCAAGAGTGATAATAGGATCATCAACTGTAACAGTTGTTGAGTTTACAGTGGTGGTAGTGCCATCAATCTGAAGGTTACCCCAGACTCTAACTGTTCCTGTAGCAGCACGATCATCACCAGGATCGAGGTTTAATGTCGCGTTTGCTGTAGCAATATAGTTATCTTGAAATCTTGCATCTTCTACATGGACTTTACCAGTTGCTTCTGATGCATTAATCTGTACAGTATCTTCAGCAGTAATAATAATGTTGCTGGTTCCAGCTCCAGCATTAGTTGTGAGAATATTAAAGTTTCTATTTGTAGCAGTATTCTGTGTTAACTGGAAAGTAAGGTTACCATCCCCAGTCTTGTCCAGTGTCTGATTAAGAGCACCGTCAAGAGTAATATCAGCGTCAGAGAAGTACGACCGTACATTAACATCAAGTTCGCCAGCTCCGCTGTCCCCCGTATTATTAGCGCCAAACAGAAGATTGCCGCTCGTATCATTAACTTTGAGATAGTTAAGATAATTGAATCCTCTGTATCCAGTGGTTGCAGTAAGTTCCTGATCAAGTTCAAAATCTTCTTTTGTATTTCCATCAGCAAAAGAAACTCTATTATTCTGTAGTTGTGTATTATCAACACCAACAGCAGCAATAGTTACATGTCCGTTGCTGTCAACATCAAAATCTTCTTGTGCAAAAGAAGCAAGTCCTTTCTGTTCTACTGCTGCTGCACCGAGATATCTCCATCCGCCAGTATCAGAAGTATCAGTATGAGTTGGAGCACCACCACCTGCAGCAATACCAGTGATTGCTTGATATACTCTATTACTATCTTCAATAATATTATATCTGACATACGTTGTACCTGCTGCATATGCCGCATACTTACTACCCTCGGTAGCAGTAGCAATAGGTACATTTGTAGCACTTTGTAAACGACCTCTATCGTCAACTGTAAATTTTGCAGCGTTTACAGTTTCTGTACCGAATGGTTCGTTGCTAGATCCAAGAGCATCAACTGATGTTAATGATTCAGTGTTATAGTCACCTGCAACTACAGTTGTAACTGCCAAGTCAACAACTGGATTACCAGTAAGACCGCCACCATTGTTAACAACAATTTGAGATGCTGTACCATTGATTGTTCTGGCAGTGGCATTACCAGGAGAAGTTCTGGCAACAAGACCAGTGGTATTTAATTGAGCAATCGCCTGAAGATCAGTATCATAAGGTTGTGCGGAAGATCCTTCGACGCTACCATCAAGACCATAATCAGCAATTGATGTTGGATTAAAACCTCTCTTAATTCTACCTTTTGCGTCTACCTCAACTTGAGTGTATGTTCCTAGAGACGTATTTGTACCATCATAATGAGCAAGAGTATCAACAATCGAGAGTTGAGATTGCAGATTGATGTTATCCGAACCGTCAAAGTTATCTGTACCAGTTACATCACCAGTTATCTGAACCTGTCTTGTAGAAGCAAGGCGACTAGCAGTAGAAGATTGTCCAATCAACGTTGCTGTGATTGTACCTGCAGAAAAATTACCATCAACATCTCTTTGTACAAGAGTGTTTGAAGTATTTGTCGTAGATTCAAGAGGACGCTCATACCTCAGAGTGTTCCATGCAGTAACACCATCACCAATCTTGAGGCGAGTTGTATCGAGTTCGATGCCGATCTCACCTTGTGCAAGAGTTGGATTCGCGTTTGCCCACTCCTGAGCACCACCACGTCTTAATTGAATTCTATTTGCCATTTTTTTATAGACAACTCGATAGAGATTATGCTTCCAAGTTATTTATGCGTAATAAAAAAGGGGCAGTAATGCCCCCTACATTATTCTTCAGTTTCGTCAGGAGGATGGGAAGCAGTTTCTTCAACTTCCTCTTCACTATAATATTCAAGAGTTTCAATTGCACCCTGAAGTTTCAACGCAGTTGCTTCATTTTCTTTAATCTTTGCAGCAAATTGTTGATTTTCTGCAATCAATTTTTGAAGACGCTCACGAAATTCTGTGAGCATTTGAGGTTTGGATACCTTATCAATTGTCATGATCTTTTTCTTGATTTTGGACTAACGTTAGTAAGAGTGATTTGATGTCACTCATATCAGATTTTAACTCAGAAACTTCATTTTGTAAAGTATCTAAGTCCTGTTTTTTCTTTTGTTCTGCCTTATATGCAGACATGTATTTTTCATATTCATTTCTATCAGAGCACTGGATAGATTTGGTATCTCCATTTCTAAACCAGTTCTCTTTTCCTTTTACAGGTATACTTTTCATTATACAGCTAAAGCAATTGCACGAATGTCCCTAATAATCGGAGTTAGTGATTGATTAGGCGATACAAATACAACTTTAATTTGATATTGATCAAAGTTCAATCCAGAAACTTCATACGAATATTCTCTATATACTCGTCTTTCCGTTGTCAGAGGAATATTTGCATCTTCTGTTGGGAAGAATTCAAAACCATATTGACTAATTGGAGTTGTAGAACCAACAGGTCTTGTTCTATATAGAACTTTAATTTCGGTGTTGGATGGACGGTATCCTGTAAAGTACAATTTAATTGCACCCGATGGATTTGTCAGTGAAGCAACTCTAGTAATATAGACTGCTTCATGTTCATCACCAACAGAAAGTTTTGCACTATTAGGATCAGATGGAGTATTGATCCTATTTGAAACTAAAGTGATAGACATTCTATCAGTATCGATAATAGGAGAAACATTAGTTGTCTCACTACCCAATGTTAAATCCATACGGAATGATTTAGCACCAGACAATTCAGATGATTCGTTAATAGCAGAGCAAATTAGTGCAGGTTGATACAGGTAGTTATCTTTACTCAAGATAATGTCTGAGAACACTCCATCATTAGAGAATGATGCTTGTGAGAGTGTAGATCCATCATTGATAGATGTACCACTAATCGTATTAATTCTAGCAGAAAGCGTTGTCTTAGAAAGAAGCATTCTTTCAACTTGAGGAACTAAAATATCATATTGAATATTTTGAGTTGCAACAATAGCATTTCCACCAGACCTAATTCCAAGTCTTGCAATAGAACTTGTGCTCAATTCATAACTATCGAGAGTTGGATTAAGAATTCCTTCATGAGTTTTGTTAATCTCAATCAAAGGAATACCATCAAAATTGTAACACTTAACGGCAGATTCATCTATATGAGAAACAGCAGTTGTTCCATCAAGTCCTCTCTCATTAACAGTGATCGTCTTATTATCACTACTAATAGCAGAGTAAGACATAATTTCACTATTAATCATAATATATCCAACATTACTTGACGAAATTGCAACGCCGTTAATAATCTTATGGAAAGCAGATGCATCATTAACAGTCACAGTTGTATCTGATGCCGAGATTGCTGCGGTCAAGAAAGTATCAGTAACTTCCGATTTAATCCCTTCAATAACAACATTGTTTGAAAGGTCATGCATATTGTGATTGCTATGATTGACCCGAACCTTTCTTTGTGCTGAACTGTATGTGGGAGTGCTAACAGGGAAAGCATTAGCAATCACAGAACTTAGTACTGCATCTCCAGAATATGTTGGAGGTGTAACTGTACTGAGATTGGCAGTTACATTGCTAGTTCCACCAGTGATTTGCTCTCCAGAACTGAAAGTTTTTGAAACATAGCGGAGGGTCAAAGTTTCAGTTCCAGCATCAAAAGTAACAATTTCTGCTGTAGAACCAGAAGTGCCACCTGTGATAGTCTCTCCAACTTCAAAAAGACCACTTCTTCCTGTAACAACAATTGTAGATAGTGTTTTGGAAGAAACGATACCATTTGAAACAATACCACCAGATTCAGAACCCGATGCCCAAGTTCCATTAATATCATTAATAGTTAACAGAACACCTGCTGTTGTAGTTTGTACAGTTTTAATTGTCGCTTCTGCCAAAGTAGTCTTTTGATAGACACGAGAACCTGCAGTGTATGGTAGGATCGTGTTATTCATAGTAAGAATTAACTCTGGTAAGAAAGACTCAATAGCATCATTCCTCAACCTCAACTTGCCTCTGTTACCGAGACCAAGTGCAGCATTATTAAGAACAAGAGTTGAATTTACCTGATTGTTAAATTCTGCTCTATTGATAATGAACTTAATATCTTCGTACTGGTCAGCAGTCCAGGTAGATGCGTTCTGTGATTTGAATAGAACACCCGCATAAGGTTGTTCTGAAATTGTTCTATCTCCAGTAATATCAATGTCACCCATTCTAGAGATCCAAATTTGGTATTCATTGGAATCTGAAAGGAGAACAAAGCAATGTTCTTGAGACTGTGGAATATAAACAGGTGCTCTAAATGTAAATTTAGTTGCAACTGCTGCAGTCTCTGATAGTTGAACTTCAGAGGGTTCTAAAGTAATATCCGAGAAAGGAAGAATAGTGGTCGTAGGATAACCATTCTCCATGGTTCTAATCTGCATTGAGATAGGAATAGCAGAATCCTTGGTAAAGAAGTAAACATCAACCGAAGTTAAGAATACACCACCATCTTGATCGACGATAAATGATTGTGCAAGAGGGTCATACCAACCAACCTGACGAACTTCAGTTCTTGTAGATTGAATTGTTTGTTCTTGATTTACTGTATCTTGAACAATCTCAGCATTTCTAACTGCAAGAATATTTTCTTGAACGACATTCAACGTACCTCTTGCTTCATATTCTACCTGAGCAGAAGATGCAACAGCACCTGCAATACGAGAATCACTATCTGATGTAGTCAATCTAAGTGTTCTAGTACCCGTTGACCAACGAGGATTTGTATCGATTTTAGGTGTTGGAATGAAGAAAGATGTCTTCATCTTACCAAATCTGTCTGTGATCATTCTGCGGTCTTTGACTACCGCTGTAGCACCAGAAGTTCCGATAAGAACTTCTCCAACTTGCATATTTCCATAGAAATCACCAACTGCTTGCTTTGCAAGTGCTTCAGTATCAATACTCAAATATGCAGTTGTTGAAGCATATGAAGAAGGTAGTTCCTCATCAGTATATGGATTGAATTCAAATAAATCATTAGGTGCTGCAACCTTGAATACACAACCACTTGTTTGACCAGTTACAGTCTCACCAATTACAAAAGGAGTAGAATTTGTTCTGGTATCAACAGCAGGATCTTTAATGATCTCAATCAATTTTGGAGTCATGTATGCACTGACATTCTGACCATCAAAGAATGAGTAGACTTGTGTTCTTGGCTTCAGACGAGCAACATCAAGTTCAATATTCCTAGAACGAATCCAGGGAATAACTGTAGTGGAGATGAGAGCATCACCAAGAGATTCCATCTCAATCCTAGGTACAACCTGAGTTCTAATACCTGTTCTAACTTGTTCTCCACTAACCTCAAATGTTTCAACGACGTTGATACGACGCATACCACGACCACCCCATACATCGGGTCTAGGAGATCTACCAATGTCTTCCTGCAACCAACCAGGATTGTGTACAGTTGAAGATCCAATCGATTCTTCAGATTTCCATGTAGTTGTCCATGAATTCCACTGAATAGGTACAAAACCATTTTGGTCAACATTCATCTCTGCGGCGACTGATTCAAAATCGCCTTCGATTTGAGTAACATTTGCAGGAAGTCTTTCAGTCTCAATCCAATCATCAGATCCAGGTGTCAATACAATACGACCAATGTAAGTAAAGACGTTGAATGGGTTAATGTTCTCAACACGAGAAGCATAAGGTTGATTGATAATTGCAAGCTCTGTATATGGTAACGTAATAATAGGACCAGTCTGCTGATAATTCTGAGACAGGTTATCGTTAATTTCAAGAGAAACATTAGTCGTATAGTGAGCGGGGTGACACTCACCTTTTTGGAAATCTAATGCTGCAGCAAAATCTTCATGACCAGTATCTGACTTACTATGATCAGTAAAATCATCTACCATAAAACCATTCTTAAGACGATTTTTACCATCAGCATCTAAAATTTGAGTATTGAAAGTATCCGCCTCAAGCATATTGAGAGAGGTTTGGTATTCTACCTGGTTCAAACGTCTCTCAATCGTTCCGATATCACGCATAGTGTATCTTTTATTATCAGAACGACTAATAACAACATCAGATTCAGGATCAAAACCATAGGGTTTGTGACTGATTGTTGCCAACAGCATTGCATCTTTAAGATTGTCTGGAGATTCAGGTCTTTCTGAAGAATTTCCTTTAACAACTTGGAATTCACCAGATGGAGTAACAAAACACTTATCCGTTCTGGGAAGATACCAATCAAAATCACATCTGAAATTGCTATTCAACTTAGGAATATCAAAAATAGTTGCAGAAGGAGTACCAGAAGTATTGAATATTCTCGACTTAAAGTCAAAAGTAGAACAATTTACGAAAGCAGGAGAACCTACAGTGCCACTTCCACTGAAAAGATTTTTGACACCAGGACGGAAATCTAGATAGTCGGTAAGATACTTAGCTCCAAAGAATGGAATCTCATCATAATTTGTGTTCAGATAGGACTGACCACCAAAATAATCTCCTGTAGAAGAATGTGAGTAATAATCAGCAACAACTAAAAGTTTTCTAATTGGAATAGATGTACCTTTTTTACGTACAATTTTAGAAATATCGTAGATAAATCCAGTTTGATTTAATTCTAAGAAATAATTGTCTGTTACAACTTTAGATCCATTAACAACAGATCCTTCACTATCATTTACAATAGCGGTAATTGGATCTCCATTACTATCAACACCATCAATAGTTTCTCCAGAAGTCATTCCACCATCAAGGTAAACCAAACTGAGTTTTAGACTACCAGAATTAAAATCTACAACCTTAGCACGAGCCTTTGAAGTTCTGCCAGTAACGATAGAACCAGTCTCAAAGAATACAGGTTCAACTAATGTTACTGAAGGAAGTACAGGATCATTCTCATCAAAAGATTCATAGACAGCGTGCATACGGTAGCAATCTTTTAAACCAAGACTGAGATCTCTATCTTCAATTCTAGTTCCATAGATATTTGAATATGTGAGATTATAATTCTGCTTATCAATATTTTTAGTAGTTTTATTGACTTTCAGAACAAACATCTGATTTCCAGATTTTGTCTTTCTGACAGTTACGTTCTTAGAAATAGTTGCAGTAACTTTAACCGAAGTAACATTTGTCAGATTATCGATTTGTAATGTTGTTCTATCAGTTGAAGTGAAGAAAGAATATCCTATTACTCCAGTATTTGTGGTATCAATTGTAATTTGATCCCCAACAGGATGAGTAGAATTAGTGCCAGCAAGAACAGTAATGACGTAGTTTTCTTCAGAAATAGATTGGAACTGCTCGTTCTCAGGAAGTGTGATAGAGATTGAGTTAGAAGCAACTGTTTGAGCATCAAATGTTCTTCTGACAATCATGGATTCGTCAGAAATGCTCTTTACATACTTCTTAGGCATGGGGCTGATAAGATCAGCATTAGCAACATCAAAAAGTTTAGATCTATAACGTAAGATAGCATTATAAACTCCATCAGAAGGAGATGCAGAACCAGGATCTACTTTGACAATTTGATTTGCAAATTCAAAAATGTTTGTAGATGCTGTACCAGTCAAATTATCTTGATCGACCTTATCTACAGTAACAAATTGGGTGTCGCTGAAATAAATCTGATCTCCAGATCTGAGGTCTAGAGCAAAGTTAGATTGAAGACCTTTAATTGTTGCTCCAACTGTTGCAACATCAAAAGTTAAATTAGCACCGCCGCCACCACCAAGTTGAGCATCAGTTACAGTAATTGTTTCATCTACTACGTAACTAAAACCACCTTTGATTATTGTAACAGTAGCGGCACCAGTATTATCAACTGCAATACTAAATGTTGCACCAGAACCATTTGCATCTGTAGTATAATCAGTTGCACCAATTAAATAAGTACCCTCAGTTCTAGATCCATCTGCAGCACTAACAGTGTCTACAGTCAGAATATCAGCAGAGGTAGTGCTATATGTAAATGTAGTTCCTTGAACAATTTGAATATCTTCAAGGATAACGTCTGCGGTGAATTCTACAGCAGTTGTAGTTTCATCTTTAGCAACAATTTGACGAGTATCTGAGTATTGATATGTGTGTAACGCACTAATAGTATCAAGTTGCACACCGTCAATTGTGAGCATTTCGTTGACGGAGAAAGTTCCTTCTACTTGATATAAGTTGATGTGATCATCGGAGGATACAGCATCAACCAGATATCCTCTAGCACCACTAGAAGATCCAACTACTAAAGATCCTGCAGAAATATCAACACTAGATGCAAGTTCTAAAATAGTAAACATTTGAACATCAAAGACGTTCAATCTATACTTATCGTCAGCATTACCATACTCATTGTCAGCACCATCATCTATGTGCTCTAGGGTAGCACCACGAGCATATCCGATAATATCTCCAGCAGAAGTTCCAGGAGAAGAAGTAAATGTATCACGAAGTTCTAAAGTTTGGTATGCACTTCCAACAGTAGAACCAGATGTATTAAGGAAACCATAGAGATTTTCAACATTTGAGAAGTTACCCATCTCAAATGGAATAATAACGTTCTGTGCAGAATCAGTATCTCTGGGTTTATCTAAATCGATATACGCTGGTGCTAATTTCTTAACTCTATATCCCTTGACATAAGCAACACCAGGACCAAACTCTACAGCATACTTATCCTCAGAAGCAATGTTACCGCTTTGAGTTGTTGCACCAGATTTATATACACCGTTATTAAAGTTGTTATCCAATCCTTGACGAACTTTAATTCCAAAATCTTTTACAACATAATTACCAGATTCTTCAAATGTCCTAAGAGCAATACTCTTTTCCAGTTCATCGTATGCACTTCGGTCAACAATCTTTTCTACCTTAGAATTGTTAATACGCAACAATTCAATAAAGTTTTTATCTGCATCATCCGTCAGAAGTTTCTTGATAAGTCTGGTAGTGATTCTAAATCTATGAGCACCAGGTGCAGCATAGTTAGATGTTCCAGCAGCGTTATCGTTGAGACTAAGGTCATCTTCTGGAGTGATGATCGATTCTTGAATGTCGAGACCAACACGATAGGAGGGGTTGCTTCCATACTGATCAAGAAGAATATATTGATAATCTACATCAACAAAGAAACCTCTGATGAAGTACACACCGCTCTGAACATATGCAACAGAACCAATTTGTAGAGCAGAAGTAGGAAGTAACTGAGCAAAAGGAGAACCAATCTCAATCAGAGTTGTACCGAAAGTAATCTCACTATCGGTAACTAACTGCTCATTATTTTGAAATGTTTGCTGAGTATTTTGTTCACCACCAGATTCAATGTACTTAACATATAATGTAATATAACCCTTATCAGATTCTGTAGAAGAAATACTATAGAGAACCTTTGCCTTAACACCTGTGGTAAGACCTTCGATGATCTTACCTGACAATTGACTTCTATACAGTTCAATATCTGCACCCAAGAATGATTCTTGAAGCATGATGGCATCAACTTCTGTATCATATCCCACTTGACCTGGGATAACCATTGCACCATCTTTGAACAAGTGAGAACCTACATTCTCAATCTGGTTCTGTATAATACTTTGAGACGTTGTTAATTCCCTCGCCTGAATAGGGAAACCAGGACGAAACAATACTCGATAAAAGTTTTTCGCCTTATCGAAATCATCGTAATAAGGTGTGACGTTAAGATTGGTATTTTGTGTCATTAGAATTCGATTACGATTTTGATGTCTTCTACTTGGTCGTTTGCACGACTAATTGCTCGTCTATTATCTATATAAACAACGTCACCGCTGTTTGACTTAATTTCAGGTTTCGCATATCCATTATTAAATTTCATACCTAAGTCATACTCAGTGTTATTGATAGTTCTGGAAGAAGAGTTTGGAACTGCAGGGAAGTTCACATCAGGTTGTCCAGCAGCACCAGAAGTGGCACCACTAATTACATTAGAACCGTCAAATTCATTTTGTGTACCAGTAACTTCAGGGAAGATACCGTCAATAGCATTTTGATAATACTTCAGAACTTTAGTGGTAGGATTCCAAGAAATAACCCGACCACGAGCAGTAACATTCGTACCACCAACAACTCTTGTTTGAGTGACAATTTCATCAGGTACATAGTTACCTTGAAATGTAGGAGAGAAAATAACTGCTTTTGTAGCAGAAACTGTCAAATCAGAAATAAGTTCTTCAGTACCAAATTTTAAAGGATTAGTAACTAAACCAATTCTACGATAATCGTTATCAACAGGGAAATCTCCAGCACCTTCATCATAAGAAAGTTTGGAGTTTACCATCACACGGAAAGCACCAAGTTCAATAACAGAATCAGCACCGTGACCGCCTGGAGGTGGGATTACTACATCAACTTCACCAGCAGTTCCAGTACCGATGCCTGTAATAGCGTCAGTACTAATTTTACCGAAGGTGTATCCAGTACCACCAGAAGTTACAGTTGCAGAAATAATTTTACCACCATCAACAACGATAGAAATACGACCGCCAGTACCGTCACCATTGATAGCGACATTATCGTAAGTACCATTATTGTAACCAGATCCAGCAGAATTGATTACAACTGTATCAATTTCACCAGCGACTGCGTTAGTCCTTACCGCATCATTTGTGAATACGGGCATATAATCGTTGGAGAAAAACTTGAGGACTGAAGCAACTGGAATAGTGTACATGTATTTCCAACGATACCCATCACTAGTAGTAATGATGGAAGTGGAAGTACCAGTAGGTTCAATTGTAGAAGGTTTCCCGTTGGGATCAGAAGGAGAAGTTCCGTTAAAAATAACTTTATATACTTGATACTGAGAATTCACGACATAGAAGTCGGAATCATACAGTTTTGTAGCACCAGAAGAAGCAGTCTTACTTGGAGAATAGTCATTACGATACATATCGTAGGTAAAACCAAGTCCACCAGTAGTTTCTTCAGGAGAAACCCAATCAATGCGACGAACAACTTGAACAGTATCCGAAGCAAGAACTCTCTTCAGAGAGACCATATCATCGAAAGATCCAGAAAACTCTGAGAATGAATCTACTGCCTGGGGAGGAGAGTTCTCATTGTCCCAACTCTGAGGTCTACCAATGAACAAATAAAGGCGGTCACGAGACGACCCTGCGTCATCATCACTTTGCGTCGCGATCGGACCCTCTAGTGATTTGATGAATTTTCTCGCAGAAAAAATTCTAAATTGATCAGTAAGTAACGCTGCCATTTCCTAAGGGATTATTGTCCTCTTGTTTATTTATGAAGGTTATGAACGAATACTAGAAGAGTAACTTACTCCCTTGATTCTATAAGATGCTCCAGCATTACCAACAGCATTTTCTCCACCAAGGATTGCTTGTATGACCGCACCAGAACCCGTAGTATCTCCTACCGCATTTGTAACTGTAATTATTGGGTGGAGGTTGTATGTCCCATCAATTGTTTGAGCAATACCATATCCACCATTGTTAATGGTGACAGAACTAATTTGATCATTAGCGGTAGTCATAACAGCAGTTCCAGTCGCTTGAATATCTCCTGTATTTTCAATTGATATAGTAGGAACAGCACTGTAGTTAGTACCAGCATCTTGAATGATAAAATCAACAATAGTGCTGTTATATGAGTACTCATAAAGCAATCCAGCAACACCAACGTTAACATTACCAGTATTATACGGAGTAATGCTACTGAGAGTAAGCAACGAAGTAGTAGAATCCCAAGCAACAACAGTGCCAGTAATACCAGAAACAGAACCAGTTACAACTTCGTTCAAACTAAAGTTTTGACCATTAGAGGAGTTGGGATCTAACTGAAGATATACAAGTGCTGTATGATCAACACCTTCACTTAAACCTCCTGCTTCAACAACTGTAGCAAATAGTTGAGGAATACTTGCATCTTTAATGTTATCACCAACTTGGAAAAGTGTGGTATTTTGTCCACCTTGAGTTTCTTCAATACCATACAAAGAACTGTATATACCACCATCTAAACTAATTTGATTTTCAAATGCGGTTCCTGCATTAAACAAATCTGGAATACCATCTCCAATAACATTGCCCTCAGCATCTAAACCACCAATATTATCTTGTAGTTTTCTATCTTGTAAAGTGCTAATTGGAACAGTTAATGTAACAATAGTTTCTCCATCTTCAACTTCGATAATGTGAGGTAATGCTGCCGATCCTGTAGTATTTGCAACTCCAGCATCAAACTGAACGATTGCATCTTCAGTAGAAGCAATTCCTGCATCAATGAATGCCAGTTCATCAACTTCAAATGTAACTAAAAGTTCTCTGGTGTCAGGATCCCAGTCATATACTTTAGCAATCTTATTATTTTCATTCTCAATTCTACGAATTACTCGATCGTTAACATTGAATTTATATAAGGAAGATCCTGTTTGATCATTTTGACCAGGATCCAAGATTACACGTTGATCATAGTTAAAATTAACACCTCTGGATAATCCAGTAAATCTATTTCTAGATCTTCCAGTATATGAAATAGTTTCATCATTAAGTATAAGTTCGCCAGATCCAGGGAATGCATCTGTAGATTGAACAAAAATCTCAATATCATCAGGTTCTACATCTTTAAGCAAACCTGTAATATAATTTGTAGTGGAGTTGAATGCTTGTCTAGATCTAGTTTTCCTCTTTAAGTTTACTAACTTAGTGAAGATAATATTTGGTGGAGAGGTATATCCTTCTCCAGGATCTGTTACATTAATAGCAGTAATTTCACCTTGACTAATCACGGCAGTAGCTTTTGCACCGATGCCACCGCCACCAGTAACAAGAATATAAGGAGGTTCCTGATAAAATTCTCCAGGATCAACAACAGATACAGTAGAAAGTTTACCTAAAGTATCAATCTCTGCAGCACCTTGAGCGCCGCCACCACCGCCACCTTCAAAGATAAGTGTAGGTGGAGTTGCATAACTACGACCCTCATTCAATAAAGACAGACCAGTCACAGTTTGTACAGTAGGTGTTCCTACAGCACCTGTACCCTGACCACCTAAAATATATGACTTTGCAGAACCAAAATAATTATCTCCAGTTCTGGTCATCTTAATATATGATACGGTTCCATCAGTATTGAGAACAACATCACCTGCAGTTTCAGTTGGAAAATTGCTAGAAATATTTGGGACTACATTACCTTCAAATAAAGGAACGCCATAATATTTTGGTCCAATTACATATGGATATTGAGGTTCTCCCGATGACGTTTCTGCCATAAAATATGCATATGTGCCATTTGGATATTCTGGTGTTACACCAAACTTACCATTGTATTCATCCAGAGTTGCTCCAGAAACACTAGTGTCATAGATATAGTCTTGTGTAAGATCACCAAGTTTATAACCCTGCTGGACAATTCTAATTCCTAAATCTGCAGTAGAATAACCAAATACATACAACAATCTAGGTGCATCGACAGGAACTTCAAAGCGAACTTCTCTCTGAGATGCAGCAACAAATCCAGAAATATAATTAGTATAGGTTACTTCAGAACCATCCAGATAATATGAAACACCTTGACCAGAATATAGATTTGCTACATCCCCAATAATTGAAGGATCTGCACCATGCCAACCATCATCAGTCGAAGAAATTAGGATTGCATTATTATCATTAGTAGAATCATCTTGATTAAAGATATAAGTCTTTCCTCTTAATAATTCTAAAAATTCTACAGACGAAGCATCGAATAAGTATTTTCCTGCAGAAACAGTAACTGCATAAGTTATTGTCGAAGCGGTAACAACTTCTTCCCTACCACCAGATAATTCATTAGTAGTTCTTAATCTGTAAGAACTAACCATTCTACCGACAGTTCTATTTGTAGTATATCCATATGGACCATAAATTGGATATCCATCAAAAGACATACCCAAAATCTTAGAGTGTCCATCTACATGTCTAGACTTATCGATCGTATTTAGATCATTTTCATCAGACTGATAATAATTCTCAGCATAATAATTATTAACTATCTCTTCATTTTCAGTATTGCTACTAAGGATCATATATCCTTCATCACCTTCATATCCAGACATATATCTGTGATAAGCACAATGATAATAAATTTTATTACTCTCATCAGCATTCATCACAAATATCGATTGATATTCATTTTCATAATCAGTAGATGGTGCTGCTGAAGACCCTGTACTGTTGTAATAAAGAGATCCTCCATTAAGAGTACCATCAGTTGTGGTACTCATACGTAATGGATGTCCCGCACCCAGCTGATTAGACGAATCTGTCTGATTGAAAATAATTAAATAATTTCTTTTAACCTGTATATTTTCAGGTGCCAGATAATATTGACCAGGAACAAATGCTCCAAATTTTTCAGCGTATTGCCCAAACTCAATATAATATACATTTAAACTTCTAGGATCATCTGAGATAGTTACATTAAATCCATTAGATCCTAGTAAAACGTCTCCATCAGCAAATGTATTAGTTACATTTCTGAGATAAAGTCTTGTAATTTGGTTTTGATCATTTCTTACAATTTTAGCAATCTCTCCAGAAGCATTGCCACCAATTTCATCAATTAATCTACCAATCTCAACACTACCCAGTGTCTCATCAACATTAGTAACAAAAATTAAAATATTACCATATTCTACCTTTACATTCCATGTAAATTGTTCTAGTCCACCCCAATCAAAAACCCCATTCGCCAGAGAAAACTCATTGATGACATTTTTTGATTGATGATAATATATTCCCGCTTCAGTTACAGCGTCATATACATTTGCACTTTTTACGTAATCATATTTTACACTATCAATAGAAAATCCAACAGGTGTATTCCCATCAGTTCCCCACTCTGGGGTATGAAGTAAGGTGCCGTTTGAAAAAATTCCTGTTACTTTATCATTCTGTTCTGGTCTTGTTGAGGGATTGGGTACATCTTTCCCTCCTCTATAAATGAAAGTCTGATCGAATGTTCTATCTAGAATAGCATCAGAACCACCTGGTTGCCTCTCTTCTAAGATATATTGAGATGGTTTAGGATGATTATCAGATACAATACTAAGTCGATCTGTAACGCCACTAAAAGTTCCTGCAGTTGTAGAATTTGGATGACTTTGCCAAATTCTATTGATATTAAAAGAATTAATAACGTTAGGAGTTTCCGATGTGGGAACAATTTGAAGTCTTAATGGATCGTACCCCTTCCCCCTATCAAGAACTCTGACGTGTATAATTCTTCCAGAATTAGCATCAACAATTGGATACAATAATGCTTCTCGTTCTGGCGTGCCACAACCAGTGATAGTTAAACGTGGTGGATCTGCAGGATCATACCCACTTCCACCATTCGTAACTTTTACTGCACGAACACCGAAAACCTCATCGAAGATGGGCTCGATGACGGCACCAGATCCAGGAACAGTTCTTGCCATTTATCAACCTAAAACGTTAATTGTGCCTTGCATTGAAGCGTGAATAGTACACTGGTAGTACAGTGTTGTGCTAGGAGAAAGAGTCATTGGAACTGTCCAATATAAAACTCCAGTAGAACTACCAGACTGACCCTCTGTATATGGAGTTCCAGCTAATCCCTGTGTACTTTGAATTCTGAAGGGGTGAGCACTTCCCGTATTATTATCAAATGCATATGTCATACCTCTCATGACATACAAAGTAGGATCATTCGCTCCCGAAGGAAATCCAGGTCCATTAAATACATAATCACTACTACCATTAGCACTGACCTCCCACCAAGTCATGGGACTACGAGTTACTATCCAATCACTGCCATTCCAATATAAAGAATCACCTTGAGTGATGCCAGAAACATCAGTGTCGGTAAGAGCAGCAAGTGTTGTGGTCAGTGATCCATTAAAATCAACTGTTACCGTATCACCAGATACAGAAGTTGTGATGTTAGTTCCACCAGCAATCGTCAATGTATCAGTTTGAGAATTTGCTGTTGTAGATCCCGTGTCACCAGTAATAGTTGCAAACAAATTCAATGAAGAAATCCCTGCTAAATCATCACCAGGAACCCAATTTGTACCGTTCCACTTAAGAACTTGATTATTCGTAGGTGCAGCGGTTGTGGTATCAACATCACTCAATAAATCGATACTAGAGTATTCTGTCAGTAACTTTGCTCTAGTATCACCAACACCACCTGCAGTGATGTTCATATTGACATATGGATTATCATCACCATCTACGGTGAAGAAATATCCAGGATAAGTTGCTGATGCTGGTGCATTACTAACGGCAGTATACTCGTTTACATACTTTACTTGGGTGGGAAAATCAATTGTTCCACCACCATCAAATATTGATGTGGTACTACCATGAGTTACCCTAAAATCACCACTACCATTTGGATTGACAACGATATTAGCATTAGAGGAACTAATAATCTCATTACCATTAACATCCAATGAAGATGTTAATGTAGAGAGATCAGAAGGGGCAAAGGAAGATCCATTATATCTTAAAACCTGTCCTGTTCCTGCATTGCTCAATGACAATTGGGTATCCGAACCATTGCCAATAGCGGTATAAATTTCACTGAAATTATCATTAATTTTATCACCACCAACACGGAGTGTATCACCCGTGTTGTCATTTGCGGCACTGCCAATACCAATAATTTGCTTAGACATTACTTACTGGAATTTTTAGTTATTTATGCAAGTATCTCGGGATCAATTAACTCCTCACCGTAATCGGCAAGGTTTGGTGCAGTCCAATCATCAGGTACGGATGTTTCAACATCAATTCCAGGATTTTCATATCCAGAACCAGCATTATTGAGTTCAACACCAGCAACACCAACCAAAGCACGAATATTCGCGTCAAAACCAGAGATAGAATCAACACGAACTATTGGTCTAGATGTATATCCAGAACCTCCTGATGTTACTGAAACTCTATCAATAAATCCAGAAACAAGATTTGATTGTCCGATGGCATTCTGCCCAAATACAGATCCCAAATAATCAAATGTAATTAATGAATTGGAAGATTCAATAACTGCGACTTCGCGATCCTCAGTTTCACCTTGAATATCAATAAAATCACCAGGTTCAATGGGAGGAACAACTTCAGCAGCATCAACGTCTGCTTCAGAACCAACGTAAGAGAATGCGACAAAGGTCGATCCCACGCGAGGAATTTCAGAGAAGATAATTCTAGAACCAACGATTTCAAAACCAATTCCAGGTTCCTGAATAACACCGTTGAGAGAAACGATGATATTGTTCTCAGGTCTAATCACACTAGATTGGACACCTTCTGTCAGCGTGAGCGAGTAGAAAACCTCGTTACGCTTAAGGTTGAAGGACTGACGTAAGGAGTCAAACTCGAAGGAGATATCATCCAGTTGTCTAAGTTTACCGACGTAGAACCCAGTGAAAGAAGCTCCAAGTTCAGGTGCCTCGGTAAATTGAATTTGATTGGAGAACGCTGTAAATGCGTTTGTTGCACCAGGAGGTTGCAGGATACCATTAACAAAGATGAGCAGGTGACCATCGGGATCTGGGAGGTACTGAGTGCCATTCTCAATACTGAGTTTGAAGTTGGTTTGAGTTCCATCAAATCCTCTGAAAGAACGCTTAACTCTTGCCTTCAGTTCTTCAATCTCAACAACAATTGATCTATAGTTGTTGACACTCTTAATAGAATCTTGTTTGGTAAAGTTTCCAACAACTTCAGTTAGATAAAGTCTTTGAAGCAATCCAACAGTCTTAATATCTTGAATTCTAGCAGAACCAGCACCAGCAACTTCTAATTTAGTTGTGACTGTGGCAATACCAGCAATATCAAGTCCATCGGATAGTCCGAAATCACCAATAATATCACCACCAGAGAATGTGTCTTCAACTTCAGATACGTAGATAAAGTTATTATCTAAATCAACATCTGTGATATAACCATATACACTAGTGAGTTTTGTACCACCAACAATCTTATAAATCTTATTTCCAACGGTGAATACATTTGCATCTCCAGAATTAATGGTGATACCGTACTTGACATGACCTTCAGATGCAATTCTTTGACCAACAGAAGCGTCAAAACCAGCAAACTTATCAACATCAAGATATTGTTGAGAAGAAGCAGGATAGACAACTGAGGTGCTCTCAAAAGATCCTTCTAAGCTTTCAGTATCTACAGTCAACTTACCACCAGTATTATCTGTTACAGAAGCAACTGTTTTGATGAAACTTGTGGGACTTGCTGATGCAGTGCTGGTATAACCAATGAAAGGAATATCCTCTTCAAATTCACCCTGAAGATCAATGATGTGAATTCTATCTTCAATAGCAGAAATTTGTGCAGTTGTAGAATTAGTAGCACCAACAAGAGTGTCAGTGATCACCCAAGGACCTGCGGTTATTTCAACATCGATATACTTAGCATTTTCATCTTCATAGAAACCATAAACCTTACCAGTAACCGAAGGAGCACCTTGTTTAGCGACAACTTCATTCATAGTGAAAGGTCCATCGGTAATATCACCATCAATAGTAAAACGTTGATATACTTTTACAATCTTACCTTCGTTTACAGAAACGCTTTCAATTTCAGCATATGCATCAGAGAAGTTACCGTAGATATAATCTGAGTTGAATACTCTAGAACTAATACCTACAGGGATATCTCTTGTTCCATATGTTTTAGTTTCTAACGTAATACCATTTGTTGTAGTAAACGTTCTATAGTGAGAATCTACTGCTAGTTGCTGTTCAATAATATTCAATCCATATCGGACAAGTGCTGCATAACTGTTTGCCGTATAATTAGAAGCGGCTGCAGTATCATAATATCCATAGAAACTAGAAGTCAGAGAGGGACTATCAAGATCATTAGACAGAGCCTGGACCATAAATTGTCTTAATCTCTTAACTGCGAAAGTTTTGATATTATATTCGATATCAGAGTAGAAAACTTGTCCACCAACAGCACTGTAAGGATCAAGACCACCAGAATTAAGTTTAATACCCCAAGCATAATATCCATCTGTTCCATTACCTGTGAAGGACGATCCATTATTGGCAAAAATGCTACCTCTAAGAGTAGAGAAACCATATCCAAAACTTATAGTAATGTATGCTCTAAACCATTCGTTACCAACAGGAACAGATCCATACTCATCAACTGTAATACCAGTACCCGCTACTCCTTGAGTGAAGATACTACCAGCAGTGCCGTCAGTAAGGTTTAAGTTAAATAATACTCTACCTTCATTGCTACCAGGATCTAATGTGGCACGAAGTTGTATAGAAGTAATTTCATCTTTTTTGAAGAACCCAGAGAATGTATATGTTTGCAGAGACCCAGTAGGAGCACCAGTATCAAACGTCTCGCTTCCACTATCAAATTTAACTGTTCCAGAGTCTAATGTTTCGTATGCGGTCAACGAATAAGACCTGAAGATATTATGATCTCCACTTGAAGAATCAACTACAATTTTTTCTGCTGTAACTGTTTCATCTGGAGCAGGTGCTTGATTATCCAAGACACTAGTCCTAGTAGTAGACCAATTGACCCCTAATGCCTCTGGATTAGTCCAGAGATTAGTTCCAGCAATTTGACCCTGAATATTTGATGTAATACCTCTTGCAGTGGTCAAAATCTGAACATTTGAGGGGTTGGTAAACCAGTCAAAGGAAGAACTTACTCCACCAGAACTACTGAATGCACTTGTTGCTGAAGCAGCAGCATTTCCGAAAGCAGTAACAGCAAAACCAACATTGCTATTATCTGTGATTGGATTGTCACCTTGGCAAGAAAGGAATACTGTATTAGGAACATCATTGGCATCGAAAGGAATAGATGGTCTCACGAAGTTGTTAGTGTATACTGCCGTACCCTTCACAATTCTCAGATTAGAAATGAAACCATCTGCATAGATATTTCCGCTCAAATTATTGCGACCAACCAAAAGGGTCATACTGCTATAGTAAGTTGCCCATCTTGCAGTTCCCTGCTCAACACCATCAAGATACATCTTAGTCTGATTATACCCTGTTCCAGTTCTAACCAATGCAACATGATACCATCTATTAGCGGAAATTGAAGTATTGAAGTTCATGAAGGATGAACCATTTCCACCCCAAAAACCAATATTTCCAGAACTAAAGTACCAGTTAAAGTTATCATTAGTAGAACCAGTGATTTGGAAGTTAGTATTATTACCGTTCCAATAAACCCATGCTTCAACAGTGATTGCATTACTACCGAAAGCAAAATCAGTATTACTGAAACCAGTCCGTAAGTAATCACCACTGCCATCAAAAGCAACTGATCCAGTTCCACCACCAGTGATAGTAGCAGTACCACCATTTGCACCTGTGAGCGTATCGCCAGCATCCCAAGCAGTGCCAGTGAATGCACCAACATAAAGAATAGAATTTACAGTATTGTATTCAAGAACTGTTGCTGTTCCCGTTCCACTAGAAGTTACAACTTCACCAACTGTAAACGTGCCAGTTATATTTCTAAGAGAAACATTATATGCCGATTGGGTTGTAGAAGTATCAGTAGTGATAATATCATGAACAACGCTATCAGTTAATTCGTTGAGGAAGGGTTCGTATACCCAAGCATTAGAACCAAACTGAGCATTGATCTCACCTCTGATTTCTTCTCTATAATAATTTGCGTTAAACGCGATATTCTTAGTAGCACTTCTAGCAGCAGTAGAACCAGGAGATAATGTGCTTAAAATAAGATCAATCAAGGTGTTGTATCGAGTTACAACATTTTGAATATTAGAAGGAGTTTCACTGTCTCTGTAAGAAGCATTTGCACTAAATCTTAATGCATATTGATCTCCAGTAACAGATGTTCCTTGAGTATAGATATTATTTTCAATAGCAAGTTCACCAAACTCTTTCAGTTTTTCAACAGAAAAGAGGAATGGGAGTAATTCATCTTCAATAGTTAAGATTGCTAAGGAAGAATTCAAATATGCATCAATTTCAGTAAGTATACTATTAGTACCACCAGTTTGCAAGTCAGAAATTGCAGCAATTAGGAATTTCTCCATATATGATGCATAATTTGAAGCATTGATAGTATATGCACTATATTGAACATTCTGAAGAATATATGTCAAATATTCGTTGGTAACACCATTGACTTCTGATGTGATAGCATCTCTATTGAAATATAGTCTATCAGCAGCAATATTATAATCACTATCGGTTGGTGCGATGATATCGTTAAATGTATCAATAAGATTATCAATTGCAGTTTGAACATCAGCACATCCACCAGCATCATTAGTAATACCCCAATCACCAACAATGATATTGTCAGTATTGTCATAAGTAAGATCGCCATTGATTGCCTGCTTCATGTAATTGCCGAGGCGTGTATGAGCATAAGCAGACTGCCATACTTGAAGTCTAATATGGAGCAACTCTTGATTTGAACCTAAGTAGAACTTGGCAGTCTGAACTGTGTTTAAGTTACCGCCATAGCGAATATCCTTAATTAATTCAGCAAGAATTAACGTAAGATCAGTCTTACAACGCTCAATACCATCATCAGATACACCATTTTCATTTCTTGGCATATCTTGATAAAGATCAGGATATCTTTGAAGAAGATCGTAAGAAGTTTTGTCAATGATAACAGCAGAGTTCGCCTCAATCAAATTCGCAGCATCATAGAATCTATCTCTACTCGAAGCATCAACTCTATTTGAATACAGAACGTCTGTACTACCATCATGATATGTCGAAGCAAAAGATCTTTCAACATATGCATCGATAGTTCCACCAATGAATTCATAAACAGGTTCGACCTTGGTTACTGTTCCTAAATGATCACCATCAACTGTTGCACTAGGAGAATTTGCTTCCGACAATGTATCAGTAAGAAGGTCGATCAAGTTATTAATTGTGGTATAAACATCAGCACAGTTACTGAGACTTGCTGAACCATTTTCGTAAATGTTAGTTGGATCTGTATTCAGGGTTTGAGTTAGTCCATGATCACCTTGAATAGTCCAAGTAACATTAGTGATGATATATTGAAGCATCTCATCAACTTTATTATATGCCCAAATTGTTTCTGCAATTTCAGTTTCAACATGATTGAGAGTTACTGGATTTACAGTTCTATCAACATAAAGTGCAGATGAATCCCACATGTGATTATTAGAACCATTGTGGAGGTCTTCAATAATAGAGTCTAGAATATCACGAATATCATCCTCACAATTCACATTACCACCAGGAATAGTTAAAGAAGGATACTGCTGAAGAAGTAGATAAACAGTTTCTTTAGCGATAAAGTCTTTGTTCAGTCTGATAGATTCTGCTGCATTATAAACTCTATGAGAGTTGCCAGTAAATCCAACAGGAGCACCAGAAACTCTAGAGGTTGCTAGGATAGCGTCATTATGGAACTCTTCACCATTGGTGAGAGATTCGACACCAGACCAATCTTCTGTATAAGTCTGAGCATCAGCACCATCAAAATGGAGGAGAAGTTTAGTATTGGCATCACCTTGGAATATGCCATTACGTGGTGTAAACACTGCGGTATAACGAGCAGTATTAGAAACTCGGACTTCATCGATATGACCATTAAAATTATCTCCATCTGCTTCATTAGCACCAATGTTAATTGGTTGAGATGAACCATAATTATTAGTATCAGTATAATCAGTTCCAATTTGAGCACCATCAAGGAACAATCTAGTTGTTGTGCCACTCTTAGCAACCGCAACATGATACCAAGTATCAACCACTAATGTACCACCAGTAATATGATCACTAGTAGCAGACCCATAACGAAGTTCGGCACCTTCTAAGTAAATCTTAGGAGTAGTATCACTAGAATTTGAACGCAAATCAATGATGTATTGAGTTCCTGTAACTGATGTTGGACGAATCCAACACTCAAGTGTAAATGCATTCGTTCCAAATCCAAATTCAGTGGATCCAGCAAGAGAAACATGATCACCAGTGCCATCGAGTAACAGAGAAGAACTACTAAATTTCTTCTGTGCAGTATCTAATTGTGCATCAGCATTAAAGACTGCTGTATGATAATCTTGACCAGAATTTTTAACCCTACCAATCTTACCAAGATAAATTGTAGATCTTGCTTGATTATACCCAATAACTTCTGCTTTAGTATCTCTCGTCTTAATTACTTGACCAGCTGCAAAGAAACCTGTTCCTTGCTTTTGATCAAAAGTAAGTTTTCTGACGGTAATATCTTCTACAGGTAGGAATTCTGCAGTATTATTACCATATTCAATCTGATAATTACGAATATACTCATCTTCCAGTAAAGGACCATTAGTTAAATTATCATAAGGAAGTACCAGATTACTGATAGGTTCTGTAGAGGGGAACTTAGAATCATATGCTAAGCTATTGTCATCAAAATCGACAATAGATACCTGAGATTTAGAAATATCATCAAGAATGACATTGGGATATGTAGTGGAGGCAATTCTATTGAACAACAAACCAAAGAATGTAGATCCTTCGGAAATATTAACCTGACCGATGAATTCCTCAGTAACAGGATCTTGATATGTTGCGGTAGAGCTAACACGAGCAACTACCCCAGATTGAGCACCAATGATAACATCATCAAGTTGAATATCAAATAGACCAGGAGTAGATTGATACGTTCCAGCAGTCTTACTAAGAGTTAATGTATTTGTAACTTGAATTTGAGTTCCATAAAGAGGAATGTTCTCTTGCTGAGGTACAATTGCTGTTTGTGACTGTCCTCTAGTGATTGTAAGGATAGTAGAATTTGTTCCTGTAGTTACAGTATTAACAAGGAAGATTTCAGAACCAAATTGATAGTTTTGACCAGCAACAAAAGTATCTGCAGGAACAGCAGCAGGGGCATTTGTAGTAGATCCTACTGTAATAATCTCAACAGAAGTTGTGGCAGCACCGATGGAGTATCTAAGTTTGCCTAAAGGAGTTTCCTGCCCTCTTTCAAGGTTAATTTGCTCAACGATTGCAGTATCATTGTCAAAATTAGTAATCTGCTCACCAAAGATGAACAAACCAAGATTATCTACACTAACTTGAGAATCATAAGTCGCAGCAAATCCTGTAGCACCAACAGTTACAAGTTCATTTGCAACAAATGCACCCTGGGTGATGAAACCTGAAATTGTTTGACCAGCAACTTTAGTTACCGTAAGGCGAGTATTGCTAGTTGTACCAACCAACACATTACCAGCAGTAGGGAAGATACCGCTATTATTTGATACAGTTACAGTAATTGTATCAATCTGCTCAATAGTGATATTTACATATTTTACACTAGCGGGAGGAGAAGGTGGTTCAGAGAAAACAATGGAGTCTCCTTGAAGTTCAAAAGAAGTATTAGGAGTTTGAACAACACCATTGAGAATAACCATCAATTGATCAGCACTCGCAACAACATTGTTACCACCAACTGTAATTGGGAACGAAATACGTTCTCCATCAAAGAGAGTTGAAATGTCATCAAGACGCTGAACAACTGAAGTCAAGATGTTCTCTGAAGAAGTAAGTCTCTTTTGACGGAAAAGAACTTCGGTGTTATTGAATTCAGAATAAATGGGTTCAACTAATGCAAAACTTTGAATATTTGGTACAGTTGCTTCTCTTGCCAGTTCGACCGACTTAGTTAACTCAAAGAATGTTTGCTTGTTAGGAATTTGTCCATATTCACCAAGACTTAATTCACCAAATACCTTAAAGGATGCAGGGTGAACATTTCTAAGAAGAAGTTCCTTCCACTCATTGATGGACACAGAAGAATTGACTGCATAAGAGAAATCTTGATAATAATAGGAATCTTGTACTCTTTGGATGATTTCAGAAGGTTTGCCTACATCATCAATAAACTGACCTGTCGTATTAGTAATAGAACCAATCTCAAGAACACCTTTAGCAACATTAAGATCACTAATAGTACCAGAAGATTTAGAAATAACACCAGTGACTTGTTGACCTTCGATAAATTCTCCAGTGTAATCAACAATCTTAAGAACTCTGGGTCCAATTTGCCAACCATTATTAGTGGACACATAACCAGTTGCGGTTGCAGTATCTAAAGCATCGCCTTGATAAACAAGTTCACCCTCTAAGAAGGTAGATGTAATAACATTAGCAGTTGCTGCACCACCAAAAGATTCTGTCAGTACAGATTGGCGACCAGTACCAGCGTTTACAAACGTAATCGCATCACCAAGTTCTGCGTTAGCAGCGGTAATTGCCAACTTCATTTGATCAGGTTCAAGAGAGTTTGCAGTACCTGCAATTGCAAAATATGTTGTAGAGGAGTTTAGTCTACCAAGAGCACCAGATGATAGAGGGAAGTCAGCACCGTCTCCAGTATCAGTAACAATAAGAGATACTTGAGAACCATTAGGAATACCATGTGGGAATGCAAACTGAAGCAGACCCAAATCGAGGTTAATAACATAGTTAAAGGAAGATCTCAGAGAAACTATAGGAGTAGAAGAATATCCAGATCCAGGATCTTTTACAATAATTTGATCCAATCGACCATTTCTAATAGTAGATTCTGCAATAGCGCCAGAACCGCCACCACCAGTGATAACAACCGAAGGTGACTGAGAGTACCCAGAACCAGGATCGGTAACTGTGATGCTGTCCAGGATGCTAGTAGAGGTTAACTGAGCGTTGATTGGGAATGTAATCTCAGGACGTAGTGTGTAGTCATGAGGATAATCATAACCAAAATTATTATTCTTAAGTTTCTTGATCTTACCAACACTATCTCCTGTAGTGAAGATAGAAGCACCTGTACCAAAAGCAGGAATAACAACTGTTAGTTCAGCACCAGAACCAGCTAATCCTGGTCCTAGAATACCTTGAACGGATTCAACATCGACAGTTGCTGTCGTATATCCTTTACCAGGAGAAGTGACTGTTACTGACTGAATTTGACCAGGAATATTATTTCCCTCATCGTCCGATCCATTAGCAACTGAGATAGAAACAAATCCACCTTCGCCATCACCAGAAATAGGAACACTATTATAAGTACCAACTGCATATTCTGTACCAGGTTCAACAATCTGAACTCTTTCGATTTGTCTAGTTGATGTGATGCTAGTAACAATTGGCAATCTTGTGTAGAATCCACCAGCATTAGTAATACGAATGTCGGAAATAGATCCTACTGCTCTTCTAGAACTTGTACTATAAGATGTTTGACTAATTCCAGCATCACCTTCAGGTTCATCAATTAAGGGGAATTTGACGATATCAGCACCACGAGTAATTGTTGCACCTGCAAGAGAAGTAATTTCAAAAGTTCCTTGATATGGAGAACCAACTACATCTAGATAACTATTAGGATCAATTGGAGAATCCAAACCTGGTCTTGAAGGATCGAAATAGTAGGAAATATTAGTAACAATATCTCTATCAACCTTTAACTTTACAGTAGGATTAGGTTGTCCCTCTCCAGTAACTCCAGGAATACCAACTCTTTCAATAGAGTTAAACGAGTATTCCAGTTTATACAGATTATCTTTAGAGAATGACAAATTGCCACCCACCATAGATGAGTGCCCAAGATCAAACACATACTGATGCCCGTAATACATTTTAAGAACGGGAGATCTAACGAAGATACTGACAGACGAAGCAGAAGTTGCAGGACTGGTTATCGCTGCTTGTGGCAGTTTGTAAGTAAATTCTAGAGGACTTACTACAGTATCTACTGGGAAGGATCCATCATATTCATCATATACTACAGTATTAACTGTCTCAGAAGGATTACCATCAACATGGATCATTTCACCAGGAGACAGATAATGACTTGTGGAAGTGATTACATAAACCTGATCACTATTAGATACTGCAGTTGCCCTTAAAATCTTGCTGAGATTTGCAATAAGAGTAATCTTCAAAACACCTGTTAATCCAGTGATTTGAATTGTAGAGTATGCAGCATTGAAACTTACATCACTTCCTGCTGGTTGAATGACAGAACCAACAATAAAATTAGAAGATCCAGACACTTCATCAATTCTAATAGAGTAATCTGCACTCGTAAAAGGTTTGAACTTCGCAAAACTATCCAGATTACCAGATCCTACGCTAACAGTTGCATCTAGATTATAATTATTAAGATCAATATCAAAAGTTCCTGGAGTGGTGTTAACTACTTGTGCAAAATTGAACGATGCAATCTCATTAACATCATTTGGAATAGGACCAACAATGCCATAGCTGCTTTGCTCATTAAATTGCTCAGTAGAAAGTTCACCGACATTGAGATCATCCGACCAAGCATTGTTATTGACTGCAAGATAAATTTTGTTATTTTCAGTATCTTTCTTTACAAGATAACCGCTGTTAACAAAACTACCACCATTATTCAATACAACTTTAGAACCAATAGTAAAGTTAAATGACTGATTAATAGTGAGTTCTTGAATATTATCAATCTTAACTGTTGGTGTTACTTTGAAATAATACTTAGGTTTGACTACAGCACTAACACTAAGTTTTTGTGATCCAGGAGAAGGAACTGTTGCGGTTCTAGAACCCCAAACATCTCTATTATAAGTCAATGTCTCTGTATTTTCAGACATTGTAGTAGTGGCATCATCAAAGTCGAGAGATTGAATGCCTGCAGTACCAAGTGCAAAACCATTCGACTGCATAGCAAGTGCAGATCCTGTTACAGGAGTGACCGCAGTTCTTACAAAACCAACATTAGTATTAGTTTGAAGACCCTTATCTCCCAGTCTAATTGCATCAGCATTCTTATCAACCTTTAATCCCCAAGCAACATAATCAATATAATCATAACGATTTAGATTGGTTGTAAACCAAGCATCATCAGTCCAATCAAATGCCAATGCATAAGAAGCAGTGGGAGGAAGACTTAATACATCACTAGGAACTGTTGGTGTTAAAATTCTATTCCTAAGTCTTAAATTATCCAAATAATACTGACCTTGCTCATTGGAGCGGAAAGTGCCAGTACTACCATCTCTACCAGGAACATTACCAAAATAAAGATCTTTGTTTCCAAGAGATGTATTTGAAACTGTACCTGTAAATACTTGAATGCCGTTCACGTATCCTGTGAAAACATTACCAGACTTGGTGAGTGCAATGAATTGCCAACTATCATCGGCATACATATTTGTCTGAGTTGACTGTAATGAACTACCAGCAGAATTTACACTAGTGGTATTATTAGTGACTACACACTCAAGATTACCATTGGCAATATCATAGTACATCCAGAGACCGCCAGTAGCGTCTGCAGCGTCGCCAATTGCGAATAAGGTCTGTTCGGTTTGACTATGAGTTTGAGAGTTTGCTGCGTCCTTATAGAGCATAAACTCAAGAGTCCAATTATCAGCAAGTTTTGTGCCAAGAGAAGCAGCAGTAAACTTGATCGCTGAATTTTCCCAGTTTGCAGGAGTTCCAACATCTTTAGCAAGTAATTTTGCTACACCATCGCCAGAAATAACTAAAGCATCTGTGGCATCGTCGCCAATCAAAGTTGGAGTATAATTTTCAGTCTTATCAGTTGCATCTGTAGCAAATTCTAAGATAAATTCATTTCTGTTCCAGGAAGTTTGTCCAAAGACATAAACATCACCAGAGTTGTCTATATTTAAGGCATGTGCAGTAATACCTTCAATTCTATTCAGGTTAAATTTATTATTTGTATGATTTAATAATTCACCTTTGTAGTTAAGTTTAAGAATATCAACAGTTTTAAGTGATGTTGTACTATCTGTAGTAGAGAAACCAACATTTAGGTCACCAAAAATATCAATATGAGATTTATTAATAGCAGTTACTTCTCCACCAGGAGCAACATATCGATAATTCCAAATAAAGTCGCCGTCAGTATCAACTTTACCGATCCATACACTATCTTTTGTAGTATCATCAGATTTTAGTCTGAGAGTAGATGTAATGTAATATTCGTCAAATTCATCAACAGTAACACTGCTATCAAAGAATGAATATAATGAATTACTATATTCTTTAATCCATTCAATATCAATGCTGTTTACATTTACAGTTGCTTTACCAAAAGATACATTAACATCATCTGAGGTGGTGTCATCGGCAGTTTCCATAGTAAAGAATACATTACTACCAGAAACGCTAATATCTGTAATTTTTTCAGATTTATTTGCAGATGCAACTTTTCTCTTTAATGCAAAATTACCTGATAAATCAATGGTTGCAAGGAATGAATCATAAGGATTACTAGAGTTTGTATTTGTAAAACCTCCAATAACATATCTGGTGTCTGACATCTTTTGCAATGAAGTGATGTTGTCAGAACGAGAACTACCAGAGATACCAGAATATGCTTTTTGGAATGTCAGCGTTGCATCAAGACCGTTTTCGGATTGAGTATATTTTACTAAAATTATGTCTGGGTTGTAATTATTTAAAATTACAGAATTGGGTCTATTGATACCAACAACCCATACATCAGAACCATCGACATATACTTTTTGGAATTCTGCATATTGTTGACCCGTAGTCAATTCTAAAGTCTTTTCCCATTCTTTTACACCAGTAGCAGAAAGTTTTGCTATAAATGCAACTTTGTTGGAAGTACTATCTTCAGTTACACCACAAATAAACGATTCCTTATTAGTATTTACAAATGCGTCATTGATTTTAACATATTCGTTATTCTCTACAAGAGACACATAGTAGTCTGCTTTTTTAAATACCTGAGGATGACTTAGGATAACTCTAGGATTACTAGTATATCCAAATCCAGCATTAATAATATTAACAGTGTCAATAGATCCAACAGTAGTAACTGTTGCTTCAAGTTTGCCTGATTTACCATTCCCGTCAATGATGATTTGTGGAGGAATGTCCTCGTTATATCCAGATCCAGTTTGATTGACTACAATTTCTTCAATACCTGTAAATTGACGTACACTAAATGTTTTATTTGTGTTATCCATTACAGGAGTGTAATCAACGAAGATTGTATCTCCAACTTGCAAATTATGGGGATTTTGGGTCTGAAGAACACCAAAATTATTTCCACTAATATTTTCAAAAGAATAAGAACTTGGAGTTTCTCCCTTAATTCTAGAAACACGAGCAGAAACACCACTACCATCGGTATCAGTATTATCAAAAACAAGTTGGTCATTAACCTGATAACTAACTCCAGGATTTTCAACAATAAATCCAGTTACAGAAGCATCTTCAAACTTAGTGATTGTTTCAACTTCAATATCAACTCTAGAATCTAGTTTTACTGTTGGGAAGTAATCAAATAACTGTAATGGAGATTCCTCAAAAATTTCATCGGGATCATCAGTTTCATCTTGAGAAATGATACCGTCTTTATTTTCATCTTCTACTTCAAATAATAAAACATCACCATTCTCAGCAGTTATTGAATTAGTAGAGGCATTAGGTGCTCTTTCAACATCAATATCTACATTTTCATAAGGATCTCTATAACGAACAACACCCGTAGGAATATTTTGTTGAATAGCATTGGAATTCAAGTTCCAAATGTCAACTACAGAGTTAAAACTAGGACCTAAGACATATGGGAATAGTGAATCTCCTTGTTCAGTTGCATCAATAGTAACGAAATAGCAATATCTACCTTCGGGGAAATCAGGTGTCTTACAGAATCTACCGTTATACTGATCAAGATCACCTAAACTAAAGGTAAACTCATAGTCCTCTACAAATCGTCCAGCTTCCTCTTCAGTCAATAAAGGACCATCAGTTCTTACAGGATATGGATTTGTAATTTCATTGAAAACTAAATTGGTTTTCAGGCGATAAGAAGTTCTTAGTCTAGCAATTTCAGATCCTTGATCAGTAGGATCTTGATATCCATAAGGACCATAAATTGGATTACCATCAAATGCCCAACCAATAATGGGAGAGTGATCTAACTGATCCGCTTGCTCAAGGACAACTCCTTGCTCATTCTCAAATAAGTTATCACCAAGAATGTATCTAAGTCTTTGAGGATTGGAAAGGTGGGCATATTCGCCACCATATTGGTTGTTAAATCCTTCAAATACAGAACCTTTAGAACTATCAAAGATAGATGTCTCTTGAAGATTATAAGTCCACTCAAATACATTGGCATCAAAAACGGCATCAGAACCAATTGAATTAAGACCAATTACCGTAGTTCCCTGAGTATATCCGATACCTCTATTAATAATCTCAATACCAGTTACTCTACCAGCATTTTCACCATCAACATCGATACTTGTTCTTGCAACAGCGCCAAAACCGTCGCCTTGAATGACAATTTCTGGTGCAGTAGTATATCCCTGACCAGCAGAAATAATAGCGATCGAAATAATACGACCATCGTTGACGATTGCTTGTGCAACTGCTCCACTACCAGAACTTAGAATAATTTCTGGTTTAGAAGTATATGACTGACCTCCATTATCAATAGAAACGGACTTAATTGGTCCACGTACAGATGCTGTTGCTGTTGCACCTGTACCTTCTCCACCAACAATAGTAATGGATGGTTGAGAAGTATATCCAGTACCACCATCATTAATAAGAATTCTAGAAACAGACCCTTTAGTGATAATTGCAGTAGCAGAAGCACCTGATCCGCCTCCACCAACAATAGAAACAAGAGGAGAGGATGTATACCCAGTACCACCACCTTCTACAGTAATTTCACTAACAGAACCATTAACAATGACTGTTGCTTGAGCACCAGTACCATTTCCACCAGAAATAGTTAATGCTGGAGGTGAAGCGGCATCATAACCCTGACCCGAATTGGTAATATTAATAGCAGTTACTGCACCAAAAGTCTTTTTGGTCGTAGACTTATAAGACCAAATTGAAACACCATTAATCCAAGTACCAATAGGACCAGGAGTAATTAAATTTTTGGTCGAAATTGTAGAAGGTGTTAAAGGAAATCTATTTAACTTTCTTTGATTACCAGGAAGAAGAGCAGATCCTGGGAAAGGACCAATTTTATAGTTAGGAATACCTGTAGACGCAACATACACATATTGTGTATTGAAGAAAGAATTTTGAATATTAGTGGTATAGGGTCCAATAGCACTTAAAACACCAGTATCATCAGACTTACCCTTATTCAAGTCAACAGATACGAGAATATTACCTTGAGGAATAACACTAGCTGGTTGTGGGAGTTGATATTGGAAAACAGTTTCACTATCTCTAGAAGTTACTAAGAACGTTCCGTTATAGATGATTGGATTTGCACCATAAACAGTAACTTGATCACCAACAAGCAAACCATGAGGATTGTTGCATGTTACTGTTGCAGACTGATTATTAATACCGCCAAAGGAAATCGAAGTTACCTCAACAAGTTTTTTAACATTATACAACCAAGTTCTAAGTTCAGGATCCTCACTAGTTCCGCCAAGTTTGGAAATAGTAAGTTTATCTCCAGGAAGATAATATGACCCAGTATCAGTGAGAGTGGTTTGTTGAGCGTCAACAATACCAACGATATTCATTACAACTTCTTGTGTAGTGCCTTTGTTGACATACACTTTAAAATTAGAAGTAACTTCTGTAGCAGAATCCCAATCTTCAACAACATTATTGATGGATCTAGTACACTCAATAAACTGGTTAAGAGACTTCTCTTTATATCTTACAATTTCTGTGCCACCAATAATAAATTCACCGTTTCTTTCTGGCCAACCAATAGTAGAGTCAACAGTAATAATACTATCAGTGGTGTTGAGGGGTTCTCCCAACCTAGTTTTATATGGAACAATAAAGTTTCCATTAATTGTTTCTTCAGATAGAATTAATTCGTAAATTACAGAATCTGATGTTTGAATTGATAAGAAATTTTCAATAAGAGCACTTGCTGCCCTAACTGAAGTATCGGCAATATCTGCATCTTGAGTTAACAGACCATCTTTAATATTTGTAGGGTCGCCACTAATAACTGTTGCACGAAGAATTGTGTCAACAGACCAAGTTGCAGCAGACGGTTTGATAATCTGATCTTTAGGGTATGAAACAGTTACAATTTCCCCATAAAGAAGTTTAAACAAATATGCAATACTGAACGAGGTTCCTTTTGATGTATAGAAATCCTTAATCGTTTTAATTGCAGTTCTTACATCAATTTTACTGTAATCTAGTTCTGGGACATCAGGTAAGAACTGTTCTGTATACTTGTCCAGAAGTCTCTTTACAAAAAGTGCATCCAAACATTTAATTTCTGCACCTGCAGTTGCTGCACTAGATGTAGTATTTTGTGAGAATACAGCATTACCATCTTCTGTATACGCTGTAATAGCACTAGCAGCTCTAGCACAACCTTCAAATTTAGCTTTACTGTATCCAGATCCAGATTTCTTTACAGAAAAACCAGTTAATTCATTTTGACCAACTCCTACAGATGCTTTTGCTGTTGGAGGTTGTTGAATAATAATTTCTGGGGGTTCAGTCTGACTATATCCACTTCCAAAATTATTAATATTAATATCAGTAATTCTACCATTGAAAATAGCAGCAGTTGCAGTTGCACCAGTTCCTCTATTTGAAGTACGATGGTCAACAATATAAACTGATGGAACATCTTCATATCCAGAACCACCGTCGAGCAAATCAACACGAATTACTCTGCCATCTCCATCGACAGCAACATCTAAAATTTGTGCTCCTACTGGATCAATAACTGCAACCCTAGGTGCAGTTTCATATCCTTGACCCGCATTTAAAACAGTAATGGATGTGACGACACCATCAGTAAGAACTGCCTGTAAAGAAGCCTTAATACCATTAATACCTGTTGGTTCATCAACATAAACTTCAGGAACCGTAGAATATCCCAAACCACCATTAGTAACTGGAATTGTTCCCGAAACTTGTCCGCTGACAATAGTTACTGGACCAATTTTTGCTCCACCAGGTTGCTTGAAAGAAAGTCTAGGGGTAAAAGTATATCCACTTCCAGATTCATCAATCGTTACTTCGGATACAGAACCATTTGTATCAACAACAGCACTTAATTTAGGTATAACTGCCCCATCTTTAGTTGGATGTTCTAAAGTTACAATAGGAGGATTGGTTGAACTAAATCCTCTTCCACCTTCAAGAAGAGATACAGATTTAACACCATTAACAAGAGCAGAAACAGAAGATCCAGATCCCTGTGCAGAACTAACAGTTACTTTAGGAGGATATTCATATCTGTAGTTAGCACCCGTCTTACTAGTAGAAACGCTAGTGATTTGCCCAGAATTATTAACTCTAGAATAACCAACCGCACCAGATCCAAATGAAGGGATTGGTGCTTCGATAGAAAACAATCCTAAGAAACGCCCATTCAATGGAGCAGTATTGAAGATAAAAGTATCTCCATCAATAAAGAAATCTACTCTAGGTATTAAAAGTCGATTGTCGTAGATAGCAATGATATATTCATCAGTAATAGGTTCATATCTAGAACCAGATACTGTCATGACAAACTCAGTTTTGTCTTCACCAAAAGCATTTGATAAATTATCAATACCTATAATAGAATTTTCCGAAAAACCCTTCAAATAGGTTACACTAGTTTGCTCGGCAGCATCAGAAGGAAGTTTAGTCCTAGGTGCTGTTGTAAAAGTGATATTTGTACCACTGATCTGAAAATCAATTTCAGGTATTAAAATTTCATTATAAAGTTTAACAATAAGATGTTTGCTACTAATTGGAGCAACAGGAGTTCCCAGAGAAGTTAAAGGAAATACTGTATTAGACCCATCAAAAAGGTTAAGGATCGATTCTAAATCAACCCACTTCAATTTTACCTGGTCATATGATACACCAGGACTTAATGCAATATTTGGAGAAGATACTGTCTTTTCATAGAAAATAACTTCATCACCAATTAAAATAGATCCATTCTGTTCTAAAAAACTGTCAACAGTTTCAACAACAATGGTATCAGAAGTTAGGCTAATATCTTCTACTAACTTTGTTTTTCCATCTAAAATCTGGATATCTAACTTATCGATATCCAGATATCCAAGAAAATTGTTTAGAATATTCTGTCCTAGTCCCGTTTTTTCTTGAGACTTGTAATAGTATTCTAAAAACTTATTAAACAAAGAATATTCAGACTCGACAAAATCTGGAGTCTGAGATTTGATCGACTGAGAGACCTTATTGATATTCATCTATTTAAAAACAACTAGAGGTGTTGAGAGAACCGTTATTATCGATCGGAGTAATTTCAACCAGAGATGGTTTTTGGTTGAAAACTGCTGGTGTCAAACTATTTAGAGGGATGGACGAAGGCAGTGAAGTGCCGATAGGACTTACTGTAACTTCTGGATCGACAACGTTAATAATTGTTCCTGGAGTGGATGCAGGAATAGTTGTAACATTGTCAGGAATGAATACTACTGGTATGAGTAAATTGCCAGGGAGAAGGTTTTCATCTATAACACTACCAATTCCTGACACACTATCTGTAATAGACAGATTGCTATCAGGAGTGGTATTAGTGCCTGTACCAATAATAGTGACAGGTCCAAAACAAATTTCACCTGTAGCATAATTTACAGTTCCTGCTGCCTGATTTGTATAAACCTTTTTCGTACCTGTATTGTAGAACGTTCTCAGATTACCATATCCATCATCTTCAAATTGCTGGTCAACTCCTGGTCTATCTGCAGTTCTAAATGTTCCTGAAAGTAAAATGGGTTCCTTTTTACATGCATTACTATCATCAGCACCACTACTACCATCACTACCACTACCAGTAGTATCTCTACCAGGAGCACTGTTATAAAGAGGACCACCAGTTGAAATACAATATGTGTTAGTTTGATTAGTATCGGCGTTAATATACTTTAAAATAGTAGTCTGAATTGAAACATCAATAAGAGAACTATCTGCCAAACCAATTGCTCTCTGAAAATCATTTGATCTAAATGTAGAGTTGAAATTATTGATTTGTGTTTGACTTGCCCAATCGCTAATTGCATTCTGAATAGTTGTTTTTACATCAGAAGCATTTTTTCCACTACCTGTATCATAAATTGTAAACACCTTGGTATAGATGTACATTTCATCAGGATCTATAACAATTGGATCAATTGATGCCATAGCATACTGTCGCAAATCGTTAGAAATTTGCTTCTTGGTAACATCATTCAAGATAGTACCAGTTTTTGTTTTAATTACAATATATACTTTTCCATAGACTGGTGGATTTAATGTATCACCACCGTAGGCAACTACAGAACTTGCATTTGAATAGATATTTTTTGTGATGGTGGCATAGTCTTGAGCTGTTACTGCTCTGTATTGACTTGCATAGTACCTAGGAGCATTATATTTGATAGACTCAATGGTTTCTGCAGAATCACCAGTATCAGACGATTTAAGAATAGTTACAGTAGTATTTGACTGCCCATATGATATGCCATTACTATCAATCAGAGTTCCGATGAAACTCAAGTCATTGACACCATTAGCCTCTCCTCCAGAGGTCGTCAAATATTCAAAATTAATTACCTCACCATCTTTCATAGATCTACCAAGACTATCATCACCAAAAGTCACGGTATATCTCATGTCTTCTCCTTCAGACAAGAAATAAACTCTATCAGTAGCAGTCAGATTAGTTACATTAAGAACTCTACTATATGAATCTGACGTTGTAGATGATTCATTTGCCTTTACAGTAACTTTTAATGTACTGACATCTGCATCAGCAGAAGGAATAATATATTCTTGCCTAGCAAATGTGCTAACAACATATGAAAAATTAATTAAAGCACCTTCATATAAGCAAAGATGTGGAAATGTTACTCTCCCTGTGATAGCATCTACGGGAAGAGTAGCACTATTCAGTCTATTCCAAATATAATTGCCACCAGTTGCTGCAGCACCCTTGTTTAGAGTAATAGTGCTTGGATATGAACCATTTACTGTCTGTGTTTGAACAGTGAGGTCTAAGTGTGCTACAGATGCTGTAACAGATCTTGGTGTATAATTTAAAAGTTTCGCAATATTAACAATATTATCTCTAACTGTAGCAGAAGGAATGAATGTTTCATTCATTGCCATGTTAGCATTGAATGATGTATAATACGTGTTATACGCTAATACATCAATCAAGTATGACAAGGCAGAACCTTCAAAGTCATAATCTGTAAACTCTTTTCGAGTTCTTAGATATGACTTAATTGAAGATTTAATATCTTCAAAGTCTAAAGCTGTTATTTTATTTGGTTGCATTACTCAGGTCTCTGTAAAACAAAAGAAATTGTTTCAACAATTGGCATTCCTACAATTCTATACTCAATAGAAACATTTAGTTTGTTACCCTCGTAAATTGGAGTAACAATTACTTCTGTAAGCTGTACCCTAGGTTCATACTGATTAATGGTATTTATGATCTCATCCTTGATCGTATCTGCAGTAAATGGATCTAATGGTTCAAACAACAATCTATTTACTTTAGATCCAATCAAGGGACTGAAAAGTTTTTCTCCTGGTGCAGTCAAAACTAAATTTTTAATTGCCTGCTTGATTGATGAATCATTCTTCACTACAGAGGCATCCAAAGTGAATGGATTTTTCTTCATGGAAATTAAAATATCCGTAAAACTACGAGATCTTTTAAAATCCTTATTTGTGATATCCTTTAGTGCCATCCCAGGAGATTTCTACGCATCAATTATATTTATCGCCCCTGACCCCGATAACGCTTTTTAGCATTATTACGAGAAGATGATGCATATTTTGTATGCTGCCCAGAACCCTGACGACTTTTTTTGGGTTTGGATTGAATCAGATTACCACCACTGAGTGACTTTGAACGAACTGCCATAATTAAATTCCTATGTAAACGTTTGGACTTGCCCCTGCAATCAAAGATAAGCAAGGAAAGTTTGTTGTCTTATCCCCAAGAGGATCAGCAAATCTACCTGCTCTCACACCATTGATAAAAACCGTTTTGGTCGATGCAAAGCATTTACGAACATGACCAACTGCGGGTTCTCTACCACCTACATTACCAATACCAGTGTAAACATGACAATGATATGCAGGTGTGTTCAATGTTGTGAGGCATTTATCACCCGTAGAAGTAGTTGCGTATTGAATTACTGTCGGATGAGGTGATAGTAGATCTTGGTCAACAATAGGTATCTTACCATTGATTATCACATTTGTCGAGATGGGTTTTTTCAATGGTGTTTGTGGAGTGGGTTTCCAACTTCCATAGACGAGATGTTCTGCCATTGCTTTAGGAACAATATTTTCATGTTTTGGACTATGAGGACATGGACTAATTGGACCACCACCAGGACCAGGATGCCAAGATCCTCCAGTTCCTTCACCATGACCACTACAATTGCCCATGAATAATGCTGCTGCTTGATAAGACATATTTAAAGATCGAATGGATTACCGTATGCAGCAGCTGCTCTGCTGACATTTGTTGCTGAAGATGTTAAATCATTAAAAATCAGCATGTTACCTGTTGCAGACCAGTCCTGACAACCTCCCCCAAGAGGTCCTTGCAGAGGACTGTAGGTAATTGTGGTAGTTGTACCCTCTGCATCGGTTGAACTGCTTCCTACGGATGGTATAGGCGTACATGGGACATGACTACAACCCTGCTGTGCTACTTCACAACTGAGTGTAATATTTAGAGTGATGTCATTTGATGGATCAGCACGATATTGTCGCATCATATACTTGGTATAAGTAGATGCTTTAGGAAGTTGTGATAATGGACCCTGAACAGTCTCAACTAAAACTTCAGGAACAACCTGTTGCTCAGGTATTTGCTTCTGCTCAATGCCATCTGCCATACTTGCAACAGAATCAATTTGAAGTTGCCTGTTTTGTTCGGCAAGATCTGATAATCTACTGTCAATATCGACTTCACTGTAATCATATTCATACTTAACTCTAGTTATTTCTCGAAATTTGTCAATTTCTTTCGTTGAATACAGTTTTTGCGGCATTTCTTCGATCCGATTGCGATCTGGATCTAATTTTACATCAAAAGCAGCAGCAAGTTCCTCATAAACGTATTCAGCATCTTGCACATCAAGATTTTCGCGCAGTTTTTGATACAATTCACCCCTTCCACCGCCAGGAGCGTTCTCTAAAAGAGCAATAATCTTATTGGAACGCTCAGGATCATAAGAAATGTTCTCAATAGTTGTTGTTTGACCCAATTGTACGTTTTTGACATACGCTTTTGGTGTCATTTCTACCTCAATCAACGGAGGATCTGTAGGATCATTCAATGCATTCGATGATCCATCATACACTCTACTGATATATCCGTTTCCTTGGTTCAAAATTACGACTGATGTCAACACTCCATTGGTAAAAGCACCTTCAATCACTGCTGAAGTCGCATCTATGCCTGGTGGTGACGTGATTACAAGCTCTGGTTCATAACCTAATGTGTTCCATCCAGACCCTCCAGACACAATTGTTGCTCCTATAACCTTACCATTGGTTACTGTAAAGTCAACTTCTGGTTGAACTAGCGTGTTAAAGATATCTGGAACATTTTTATTGATACTTGCCGTGGTATATTGTACGGATTTATTTAAAAATTCATACAATCCAATTAAAATTGCACGGTCTACAATGCCATATCCCGCAACTGCAGTGATAATATGGTTACGATCTGATGTGTATTGCGTGTTTTTGGTAAAATTGCTACCATTTCCATCTACATAAACGATATGATACGGAAATTTACTTTCATTTTCAGTTGTATTATCAGTATATTGCGTAAATGTATGAAAGGTTCTAGTAATTTCATGACCATTGATAGTATCACCAACTCTTAAAGCATCAAAACCCGTAGCATCATTGGTTTGAGGTACAGCAGCAACACCAGTAACCTTTAAATTCATTGTCAATTGGACAACTGTATTATCTGGTTTGGTGTAATCATATGTTAATGGTATGACTTGATTAAGTGTATATCCAGATCCAGGACTCATTAACTCAATAATTTTCCATTTTACTCCAGAATACGTTGTTGGAGTTACGGTTTCATCTTGAATTGATTCAATTTGGATCTTAACTCTAAATCCTGAAGCATTCCCAATATCTAAATCATAAATTTCAAAGTCCTGTAAAGGATCTTGACCAGATGTAAATGGATTTTGTGATGAAACATACTCAATACCCTCTAACGTATTCTCATCCCATACATCAGTATACGTTACACCATCATATGAAAATGATATATCAGTCACACCATCAGGTAGTGTTGATGATAATTGATCATACTGAAATACTAATTTATTTGAATCTGTGCCAATACCAAACAATGTTGGATGAGGACAATCAGGATCACCCGTTAAATTATCTGTACCAGAATAAGACATTTTAGTCTTACTTGGAGCACAACTAAAACTAAAACAAGGTTTACATATCGTCGTTGAACTCGTTGTTGTAGTACCTGAAACACCTGGTGTATAACCAGGTTGACCCTCTGTACCTGATGGAGGTGTTCCTGAAGTTGTACTACTACTATTCTCTTGCTCCAGATAATAACACGCAATACCTACATGTCCTGCATTCACTGATGTATCATACAAATATGAAAACCAACGATCACTAAACATTAAATCAAATGATAACTCATCTGGTTGATATCCATAAAATACTGTTGTTGCTGGAAAACACGCTGCTAAAGAACGAGATGCTTTACCACAATTCGCTCCACTACTTGGTGTAACACCACCTGGTTCTTGTACAACACTTACACTTGGATGCATTACAGCAGTGGTTTCGCGCCTCGGTATCGCATAGTTCGTACCACTATTACGTAAAGGACTTTCAGGATATTCCTCAAACTCTACTGTGGTCGCTTGAGAAGCTGGTAATGGTACACTATAATCACAATGATCACTCTGTGAACATGGACTACTATCTGTAATGTAATTGGTTTTACATCCCATCTTTTAACTCCTCAATCCTCCGATAGATTTCATCATAATTACCCTTCATATCCAAATACTCCTCAACACCCTTTGGTTTGTATAATACCTTATCTGGAGTGGGTAACTCTACCACATACTTCTCTAACGCATCTAGACGCTCTCCTAAGACCTTTATACATCCATTTAATGCTACTAATGCATCATTTAAACTTTGAACCTCTTCAGGTGTCATCCTCTGCTTTCCTCAATGTAAATGCTGTTCCATCTTCTGTAATATCATACTCTAATTCACTCCCTATATCCCATCCTAACTCCTCACATACCTCATACGGTATTGTAAGCATTAAATCACCGAAATCATCTTCTTCCAATCTCGTCGCAAATCTGTGGGACATAACTGTTACATACGATTAATTACCTGAGGGTTATCTGACAGATGTTCTGCTTTCCACTCAACCCATAGTGTATATAGATCTTCTACAACTTGAGATGCATACGCAGATGCATAATAGTCTGCACACTCATACATCCTAGGATCTAGAAATGCCTCTAACCTTATTAGTTGCTCTAATGCCCATACACGAGTGTCTTGTCTCTCTACACGGGTCTTAGCATCCATTTTTTACCTCAGAAATTTTTTTAGTTTGACGTTAAAGTATTATTGAATAATATCTCAAGCGCCTGGGAACCTTTGTAGGTTAGGTTATGGCCCTTTTTTATATTTAAGGGGCCCAATAAACTGCCTATATGACATTTAGCAACTGTCGCTAAGTGTTACTCAAAGGACCTCAGAATACCTCTGCTATTATACACTAACCTCTGCTGTTTTGTCAATAACCTCCCAGTACCATCCGATAGACTTGATGTAATCAAAGGTAGACATTCTCGGAGTATTTGGGTAACTATCTCCCCGAGAGTTTCTAACACCATCGATAAACTTCTCAAGGTCGTAGACACTTACGAAGGTTGCTCTAAGTGTCTCTGTGTTGTCGTAGATAATGTA